CTCACGTTGATACGGTTGGTATACTAGGTGAGTTAATAGCAATCGACTACTTGACTAACAAAAAAATTGATTTTGAAATGGCTAAACTTTTAGATTTTTATCCATCAAAAAATGCTGATTTTGTTTTTAAGAATAAAAAAATAGATGTTAAGTCTACCTTTCATTTTCCAAATGCCCATATACTTGTTAATGAAGAGGCACATAAAAAGGGGTTGAATAAAATTGATATGTATTGGTTTATTTATATTCTTGATAAAGAAAATGCTGAGTTTTATTTTGTAGATTATAATGATGTAAGTAATTGGGAATGTAAACTAATGAAATACACTAATGCATTTTGTATAAAAAGAGAAGATTTAAAAAATTAAATTTGTAATAGAATGAAAGCTTATAAGCTTATAAGGAAAATGAAGGACGGATCATTGAGTCCATTGTTCATAAACAAGAAGAGCCGTATACCTATTGGTACTTGGATGGATGCTGAGTTAAACCCAACAAAGGGATTCGCTGTAAGAAAAGGGTGGCATTGCACATTAAAGCCAGAAGCACCTCATCTATCAGATAAGGGAAGGGTATGGGTTGAGGTTGAGGTTGATGACTTTGAATTCTTTGAAAGACCAAAATCCCAGGGAGGCACTTGGGTTCTTGCTCAACGTATGATTATTAAAAGGGAAATAATTTGTTAAATTTGTAATAGAATGACCGAGCAACAGATACAATCCAAGAGGATAAAGCAACTGGAGGATGAGGGGTACTACGTACTCAAGCTAGTGAAGACCAACAAGAATGGGATACCAGACATACTAGCTATACCACCAAATGCAGGTGTTATCTTTAGCGAAGTCAAGACACCAAAGGGTAGGGTGTCAAAGTTACAGGAGTATAGACTAAAAGAATTAGAAGGATATGGATTTAGAACTGAAGTATTTAGAGGCTGAGACAAAGTGTGATATCGAAGACTGGTTCTTTGATAGGATGTCAGAGTATTCCATTGAAGATGCCTCTACTATCATAGGCAGCACAGTTACGATATTGGATGATCTTCCATACTCAGAGGGATGGAGTCAGGAGATATCAGGTGTGATAAAGAAAGAGGACCCTATATTCTTTGTCGTTGAATACGTGAAGCAGGAAAATGAAATGCCATCATTGGTCGATGTGTACGAAATAGAAATGGATGAGTACCTAGACTACATTAAAAAAAATCAAACAATAAATTATTATGAATCAAATAGAAATGTTAAACCTAAAGCAGAGCAAGATTGATAGGCTTCAGGCTATAATTAAATCAACACTACTCGTTGATGTAAAGAATGACAAGAACAGAAGACGCAATACCATAAACGCAAGATACATATACGCTGAGATACTTAGGAAGGATGGGTTCGGATGCTCAGGACATCGGCAGGTCAATATGCAAGAACCACGCAACCGTACTACACTACTTTAAAAACTTTGATGGATTCATAGAATCAGACAAAACATTCAGAGAAACCTTTGATTTAATAAGGAAAAGATACACAGACCATTACGATTATGTTATCGATATGTCGTATGAAGAAATAAAAAAAGAAGCTTTTGCTTTGAGAATTGAAAATAAAAAACTAAATTCGGAAACAGACAGACTTCAACTTGAACTACATTCTTTAAAAGAATCGTTTAAAGTAATGGAGAAAGAGACCCAGGAGAAGGCAGAACAAGAGGAACGTCTAAATAAAATATACACTGTTATTAAGCAGCGAACAAAGTACGGAACTGAACAAAAGGTTTTAAATAAAATAAATAATTTGTACAATGGTATATACGACTACTGATATTGACAAGGTGTTATCTTACAAGACTTGGTCTAACAAACGCAAGTCAGATGAGTTACTTAGGATGGACTGCAATATGTATTGCAACTTAGGATCGGACTCTACAAAATCAGATCGTGCTGCTGTCAGGGTTGTATCTCGAAAGATATACTCAGCTATAAAGACGGTTGATGATTCGTTAGGAACATTATTGATACAAACTATAGACCCTAAAAAATGATATAATGGCACAGGACTTCTCGGTATTTGATATAGACAGAATCAATCATATAAATTATCTGATGGATAAGATTAACGACTGCTCTAATAACATATACGAGGCTCTTGTTGATAGGGAGTTCGAGGACCTGGCAAAAGAAATAGATGTCCTTGAATCAATACTAAAAGAGATATCTGAATCTATAGATGATGAAGTATAACTACTCGCAATTTGCATCTGAAAAACAGCTATATGAATTCGTTAAGGAGTTCTATATAGATGACCTAACTAATTCAGAATCATCCACGAGTAGATACGATTGCACATCTGAGAAGTATAATATAGATATTGAATTAAAGTGCAGGCGCAAGCACTACGATGAGTTGTTGATAGAGAAAGCTAAGTACGATTCATTAATCAAGCGTTCAAAAGAATTGGGTACTACTGCGGTATATATAAACTCTACACCTGAGGGGGTGTGGGGTTTTTATTTGAATGAGTGTGACATCGAGTGGTCCACAAGGGATCTGCCTAAGCAGACAGACTTCAGCCGGAGGCATAGAGTTCCAAAGGTAGTTGGATACCTCAACGTAAACGATGGCGTTGATTTACTTTCTCTTCTTCCTTCTGTTTAACTTATGAAGCTTTGACTTTTTGAATCCATCAGTGGCGTAGTAAAGCTTCACCTGTTTATCGGTGAAGACCTTACCACTTGGACTGATGTTTTTATTTCTTCCTATCTTCTTGAACGGCATAGCTTAGTTATTTTTTTAGCTTTTTTAGTTCTTCTTTTCTTTTCTTATCTTTCTCTTCTTTCTTCTTTCTTCTCTCTTCACTTACTTCTTCTTTTAATCTTTCAAGTTTTTCATATTCTGGACTCAAGTCCCCGAAGGTCTTATCCCATAGGAATATATCATCCTCCTTCATTTCACTTTCACTTTTATATATCGTAGACTCAAGAAGTTTATCTCTTAATTGTTTTAGTTCTTTAGCCTTAGGGCTTGAACTTGAAGTTTTTGCTCCTCCTTCGATAACATAATTAGAATATCCAAGTATCTTAAGTATATCTTTACTTATGTCTCCTCCTTCTCCTAGAGTTGAGTAGTTTTCATATAGCTTATTTAATGTTGGTCCAGGCACACCTCCAATAGTAAATAACTCAAGATAAAAATTCTTCATTTTTTCAGCTTTCTTGACAGGGTCCTCTGTTTGAATTGCAATCTTTGCTTTTGTCGTTATCTGCTGTGCTGTTTGAAGTAAACCAACAGACTTTGTACCTGTACCTGCCCAAGGTTTACCTGTCGCTAAGTCAGCACCCATATTAATAAATTCACCTATTATAAATAAAGCGTTTAAATTTCCAACAATACCTGCTCTAAACAAGTCTGCTTCATCCTCATCATCAAAGTCAGTAAGAAGTCCCGGAAGACCTGAAGATATATATTGGAATAACACTGGCATAGCTATATGGTACATAATAAATGTTCTAACATTCTCCATCAATGTTCCCTTGCCTGCAGTCTTGTCCAACTTTGATATCTTTTTACTTAGATTCCTTATTGACTGAATCTCTTTTCTAAGATATTGTTTTTGAGTTGTTAAGAACATATTAAGTCCTCTCATTATAGCATCTCCTGTTTGAAAGACATCCTTATCCTGAAGATCACTAGACTGCTGAGTTCTTTTTGTAGCCCTTTCAAACCTTTTAACAGCGTAATCAATAGCCTGTTGTTCTGTAGCTTTTGGATTTTTCTTTTTAAACTGAGCCTTATGGTATGAGTATAAAGGTAAACCACCAAGCATAATTGCAGTTCTATCACCTACCTTTATGTGGTACATCATTGCTTTTAGAATCCATTCTTTTGCAGGTTTAGGAACAAAGCTTTTCATTGCATCTTCAGAATAGCTTTCTATATTTTTCATAATAGAATCATACTTCCTGTCTTGCATATATATAGAGTTGTCCCTAACTTCCTTCCAAACCTTTGCTTGTTGTGCTTTATTTTTAGATGCGTATTCAAGCCACTTTAATCCACCAATATCATTCATATATGTAAACGTAGACGTTAGCTGTTTTATATATATTACTGGAGAAAGTGCAAGCCTTGCAATTATAAACGCAGTGTTCCAAGAGTTTACAAACTTATCTGTAGTTGAAGTCCTAGCCCCTCTATTTGCTATCTTCTTTAAAGAAACATCAATTAATTCCTTAGCTGTTTTCCCATATATATTCTCAATTGAAGAACTTATGTACTGATTTGAAAAAATTCTGTTTATATAACTTATGTTTTCGGCATATGCAGCAAAGTATTCCATATCAGTTAGATATGTCATAAGTGCATCATCACCGTCCATTGCAATTATCTTCTTATTGGTATTCATTCTAGCCTTGCTTGACTGTGCAGTAACTACATTAGATGCCTTTCCAACACCTGAAATTAAGTCTAAAGGTTCCTGCTCCACTCCATCTATATATTTTTTACCTGCATAGTTTTCATTCTGAGGCATATTTGTTCTGTATATTTTTCTGTATACATCATTGTACTTAGAGTACTTTGAAGGGAATAGTTCGTCTACTTGAAAGTCTGCCCACTTCTTAACCTCAGGCTCAAGAGCATTCTCAATCTCAGACATTACACGCTTGGCATTTTCTTTATTTATCTCTTTCTTTCTTTCTATTTCCTCCTTGCTGTCAAACTCTGAATTTATTTGTTCTAACCCAAACATATCCACACTCTCAAAAGAAGGATGATTTGATGGGTCCTTGTATTGGTTATATAAATAATACAATTGATTTTGACTTAGTACTAATGAGTTTTCTACAACTGCATCTTTCAAAGCCTTCTTTGTTTCCCCGTTTTTATTATCGTTATAGTTGTCTTTTGCTTTCTGCAATAATGATTTATCTATTACTATACCTGTGTTTTTTAATTTTTTATTTTGACGTATTTTATATGCAGTCTTACGCCAAGACTTATTTCCATATATCTCAATAAGTTTATTTTTAATCATAGACTCATACTCCATCCTTGCTTTCTTGAACTCAATAGATGATTCATCTATCCTTTCTGTTACAAGTTTCTGAAGATTTCCTCCAAACATTTCCCCTGGCATTGATGATATCTTGTCAATCAAACCATCTAAAGCCTCTGCACTTGTTAATACATCATCTACTTTTACACCTATACTTTTGAGTATTTGTTTAGTTTTTGCATCAACCTTCTTAGAGAGTTCTTTATTTTCTTGTCCTCTCTTAGCTAGTTTAAGTTCTTTTATAGCATCAGGTGAACTAAGGTCAATTTTATTACCTGTTATCTCTTCATAAGCTATTTCAAAGTCTTCCTTAGCCTTTAGTCTTGATCTTTCAATTTCTGATTTCAATTCAGTCTTACCCTCTGATATTATTTGACTTAAAGTAGTATCTATATTATCAAGGGACTGTATCTTACTAAAGTCAGTATCATCCATTAGCTGAGAGTTGTTATACTCTATTGCAACTTGAATGTCTACCATTCTGTTTACCTGCTCATTACTAAGCTGACCCTCGGAATTTAATGTATTAAACTCATTAACTAAATCCTCGTTTATTTTAGCTATGGTCTCTACGTCCTGTTCTGTAATTGTTTTTTTAGTAGGCTTAAATATATTACTATTTATATAGTCAATACGTTCTTTAGCAGCAACACTTATTATCTTTCCTTTTAATCTACCACTCTGAACCTTTGTATATTTCTTGCCTAATATGTTATTTATATTCTTAGACAGAGACTCTACATTCTTTCTTATAACAAGCTTTGCAACATCCTCATAAACATTTTCTATATTCTTTTCATTAGCCTCTGTTACTGACCTAACCATATCAATCACCTCCTTCTTTGTATACAAACTAGGTGGAAGTGTTTTTCTAATAAAGTTTCTAAGACCTGCCTTTACCTTGTTTAGTTCTTTTGCTCCTTTCTTTCTTTCTCTAACTATAGTTCTGGCTTCCTTTATTTTTTGATCCATATTCTTTGTTGGCTTTGTTCCAACAAATTTTTGAATATCACTAAGAAGTGCAGCTTGAGTTGTAGATAATCCCTTTCTACTTCTTAATTCACCCTTAACCTTGTATGTATCTGACTCAGAAATATACTCAGGCTGTTGCTGTAAAAATTCTATGGTCTTATCTACTATCTCTTGCTTAGTATATTTTTTTGACTTAAGGTTCTTTCTTTCAAGTTTCTTTCCATATTCTATTACTCTATTAAATAATGGACCACCAATATTTAGTCCTCCCATTATATTTTTAAAGCTATCAGGGACAGTCTTTTTTTCGAATATATCTGCTACTGGCACCTCCAAAGCCTTTTTCGCTTCTGTTGCGGTCATACCTCTATCCCTTATAAGGTAATCCTTTATCGTTTCATCCTTGAAGTTGTTTCTTCTTCCTTCGCTTATGATTGATGACACAGACATTACCTTTTGTTGTCTTTGTTTTCTAGCTACCTTAGCTACCTTAGGTATTGCACCTGCACTTGATAATACATTTGACTGAGCAAAATTCTCATCTGCCTTTCTTGATACCACCGTTTCATCTGTGTTGTATTTAGTATAGGTATCTGTTATATCATAAGATTTAAAGAACTTACTAGGTTGCATTATCTTATTAATCTTAGCCTTAACAACCCAACCAAATGACGGATGATGGTCTACATCTTTAGGATTAGTTTTAGAAACTTCAAATGTTGTTGGGTCAAACTCAATGAAAGACATAATCTCACCTCCAACAACTCCCTTGTTTAAAGGGTCAGTAATTCTATTATGAAACTCAGTTAGATTCTTTACACCAATTGCTTTCTGAAATGTTTTGTCAGATGCAATTTTTTGATTTAATATTTTTCTAAGGTCAGGAGAATAATTGTTTTCAATATCTAATAAAGTGACCAATGCTTTTGGGTCCTCCTTAAAACTATTTAGATTTTTTAATCTACTGTTATTCTTCTTGTTGAATTTTTCTAAAGCACTCTTACCATCCTTAGATTGAAGTCCACTATTGAATGCATCAATAAGATTTTTCTTACTAAGTATTTTTTCATCAAGAACTAAATCAACTAAAGATTCAAAAATGTGTTGCTGAAATTGCCAAGAACCATTTAGAGTACCGGAATGTGGAGCAAACAAATCTGCCTCACCTTCTATTGAGTTTCTAATAAACCCTTCGGCTTGAGACTTCGTATTAAAAGCAGCAAGGTTAGATACATCACCTAACTTCCTGCCCGTTTTATTCATAATAATCGGAACATAGTTACGTCCGCCTAAAAGATTTATACTGTATCCATTACCCAACTCAGTCAAACCTGCGTTGGTATAGTCATACATATTAGTTACAAAGTTTCTCCCATCTAAAGTATAAACATCTACATCCTGAACAAGTTCTCTAACCCAAGTTCTCTGATCGTTCTGAACTTTAGGTGCATCTATTATATCTATTTGTTTTCTAGGAATTTTTAAGGTTCCAACTTCACCTTCAGAACCTTGCTCTTCTTGTTCTAAAGTCTGAATGTCTGACTCCTCAATAACCTCACCTGTTCTAGTCTTTCTTGATATTACATTTAATAGGTCAACAACATCAGAATCTTTTGCTCCGAAGTCACTTCCTAATTTAATACCAAACTTTTTAGCTATACTCTTTAAGAAATCTACAATTATATTTTTTGATGGTCTGTTAAGCTGTCTGTATTCAGAGGAAAGTATACCTACTAATTCCGCTAATCTTTCTTCATTTTGTAACTCACCCTCATAACTCTTAGCAAAAGCTTCAATTCTTTTTGAAATATCACTGTCTTTTGGTAGAACCTTTAGAACAGACGATACCATCTTCTCTGATGCTATTGCAATATCTGGATCGCTTTTTATTTTATCCATTAATACTGCGTGAAATATTTCGTGTGGTACTGTAGTCTTTGTAGCTTTAGACAGGTTAACGTGTATAGTGGTATTGTTAGGATTATATTCTGCTCTACCATCACCAAGCTTTGCATACTTTAAATACTCATCATTGGTTTCGTGAAGTACTATTTTAACATTAGGTAATACTTTAGAAATAGACTTTGCTGCAAGTTTAGCTATATTAACCACATTACCTCTTAATGGGTTGGTATTTTTAGAACCATCTTTACTTCGGTTCAATGTAATGTTCTGTCCTTTTTTGAATAATGAATCAATATCATTTTGTTCTTCAGTTGTTACTTCTTCAGTTACTTTCTCAGTTACAGTTGTATCAGTAAACTCTTCAGAAATCATTTTTCTAAAGTCATCTAATTCTTGTTGCTCCTGATTAGCAGTTTCAATTTCAGTCTCTAAAGCCTTTATTCTTTTTGTTTCTGCATCATACTCTACAGTTCCTTCTTCTATATTTTGAATGTCTATTTTGCTTTCTTCAAGCTTTTCTTCAAGTACATTTAAAGGTTGCTCTGATAGGTTATCAAAACTAAAAGTTTCGGCTTTTCTTCTTGGTGTTATATCTTCCTCAGCTACAACCTCCTCGGCTACAGTTGGTTCGGCAACCTCCTCAGTTACAGTTGGTTCGGCAACCTCCTCAGCTACAACTTCTTCAGCTACAGTTGGTTCAGCTACAACTTCTTCAGCTACAACTTCTTTCTTACCTAACTCAGTTAGTTCGTTGTCTATCTCTTTGATACGTTCCTTCTCCTTAACGACTAAGTTAGGCTCCTTGCCCTCAACCTTAGACTCTAGGTTTCTCTTCTCTACTATTAAGTTGAAAGCTTCTTTGGCATCACTCGTATTTAAGTTGTCAGGTATCTGATTAAATACTCCTAATGAATAATCTAATCCGTCAAGACTTTTTTGTGCTTGTTCCTGAGTCATCTTGTCCTGTAAAACTTGAACTTCTAATTGTGTTTTATATAAGTCGTAGTTCTTTTTTCTAGTTGCTACAGTACGCATCATATCAAATTCAGTTTGACTTTCAATGCCATTTTTAGCTGCTCTAAATGCTTGACCTGCTGAATTCATAACAGAACCTCCTACAAATCCAATCAGCCCGTTCTCCAAAATCATCGCAGCAGCTTCTCCAATTGTTTGTGGTGTATCGAAATATTCTTTTCCCTTTATACCATTGTATGCTTTCTTAAGACCAATGTCCATACCTGCTGCCTGTGCAATTTCTGTACCTGCCTCGAAACCACCTGCGGTTAAAACGTTAAGTCCTCTCTCAGCAACAGTCTCCTTAGCATTTCTTTTTATTATTTCTGAAATAACTTTTGCACTTGCCCCTTCAGGTATCTCTTGAAATGATTTATCAATAAGTCTTGCAACTAACTTTTTTCCGGCAGGTTTTGCTAACATTGCTTTACCTAATCCAACCTTCTCTAATGCACCTACACCTAATCCATAGATAGTAGACATAATTATTTTCTCATACTCAGGCACATCATCAAACTCAGGGTTATCCATTAAAGCTTTATTCTGAGAGTAAGACTGTGCAAACAATCCTAAGAACCCTCCATCAACAACAAACTTACCAATTTTAGCAATTGGTACACCACCAGTGAGAACACTACCTGTAGCCATAGCACCAACGCTTTCAGTAATACCAAATATTGCCTTAGTAAATATATCTCTATTTTCGCTTGAGAAATACTCCTGAGTCGAAACACCTGGAATAAGTTCTTCCATTGCTCTTTCTGCGTATGTCTGTCCGTATATGTCCTGTCCGGTATCCCCCTTAAGAAAACCAATTACAGAGGCTGCACCTCCAACAAATTTCTTAACAATTCCAGTTCCAAAGCTACCTCTATCCTGTTCTAATAGATAGCTTGCTCCTTGCGCCCTGTCTATATTTGATTCTGCAGTTTCAATTGTAGCTTTGTTTTTAGAGTATTCATCTGAAAGCTGCTTAAATTCTGTTACTTTCTCTAACATTATATCATCCTGAGGCTTCACCCCCTGGAATTTGCTCACGATCTAAAATTGATTCTAATTTATTAAATTGAATATCGGATTCAAGTTCGTTTATTCTTTCTTCTATAATATCATTTGATTTCTTCTTGTTTTTAATTAGTGATTTTGTTCTGTATAGATTTTCTTTTTGATAGTATGTAGGCATAAGGCTTACATCATCTGCTACTATATTATCAAGTTCATCGCTATTTTCTAACCATTCTTGCCTAGCCTCAATTAAATCATTTCTTTCCTCAGGATTCAATTGTGGAAAATCATAGTCGAAAGAAGTTTCGTTTAACAGTTCGGTTAATTTTTTAGGATTTTCTCTAAGGTCTCTAGCCACTTTAGCATCAAAACTTGGGTCCTTCTCAATTGATTTTATTATTAATTCTTCATACTTTTTTCTTGCTAAGTCTCTGTCGTATGACTTTATACCAAGTTCAATAAATGACTTTAGTTTCTTGGCTTCGACTTTTCTGCCCTCTTTAGAAGTAGATAAATCAAATGAATCCGTTTCACCTGTAAGTTTATTTTTTACTTTAACGTAGTCAAAACCTGCTTCTGCTTCTTCAACCTGAAATATTTCTGATTCAGGTCCACCTAAAGACTTAAGTTGTTTACGAAACTTTGGTACAAATTCAGACTCATATTGATTCTGCTTAAAGCTTTCATCAATATCTGACTTAATCTTAGATACAGACTTCTTTCTTCTTTCTACTGTTTTATAATGTTCAGATTCAGTGTCTAATCCAAGAATCGTGCGATCTAATTTCTTTGAAACCTTAGGATCAGTAACTACATCTTTTAACTTTTTATCTAGTAGTTCTTTTGTTAATTTTTCTCTTAAAGATTCTGGAGTTACTTCCATCTCTTTATACTTCTGTCTGTTTTGAAACTCAGACAAGCTTTCAATTTCTGAAGTTATTGCTTTATTTTTACTTTTCTTTATTTCTGATTCTCTTCTTTCAATTGATTTATCAGTTTCTTCTGTTCCTAAAAAATATTCAAATAGTTGGTCTAGTTCTTTTTCCTTTTCTTCCTTGTCTATCTTCCAGTTTATTTCTTTTTTTATTTCAATTTGACTTGGTAGTTCAGACCAAGTCCCGTAATCACGAGATGATTTTGTATAACTTTTTTGTTCTGGAACTAATGGAACTGCTCCTTTTTCTAATGCCTGAGTTCTAAGACCTGATGGATCATCAATCGGTATAAATTTATTTTGAGTTTTTTCTCCAAGATTTATCAAGAACGTTCCGTCTGGTTGTCTCTTGTATTTTGCTCCTGGTCTTGTAGGATATGTATATATATCGTCCTCAGGTTCTACCTCATCGCTTCCTTGCTGCGTAGACAAATCCAAAGAAGAATCTTCCGATACGAAGTCCAACCCACCTTGCTTCGGAGCCATTGCTTCTGACATCTGCTCCTGTGCTGTCGGCTCTTTTTTTTTTACTTCCTCTGTGGCTTCAGTTACTTCAGGCTGAGATACTGCATACTTCTGAAAAAACTCATCTTTACTTTTTGTGTAGTGTCCATCTCTTGATGCTACACTAAAAACCTTATCACGGTATGCGTTATCGTTGTTGTACTTTTGCTCAAACTCTCCGTAAGACTTTGTGTAGTAACCCTCCCTACGAAGTAGTTCATATAGCTTTTGAAGTTCGTTCATATTTTATTTATATTAATCTAATTCACCTGTTCCACCTGTTCCACCTATACTAATAACTTCTGCTTTATTTTTTGTTAGACTATTTATAGCTAACTCCTTTAAGCCTTTTATCATACTTGGTCCATATGTTTCATATGTTGCTATTGTATCTTTTCCTTTTTTAAATACATATCCTCCTGCACCTCTGTCATATCGAACATTCACACCAGTCAATCCGAGTTCAGGTAGTTTTGATTGAATCTCAGTCGTTCTTTTGTCTGCTGTTTTTAATTTCTTGTATGGTTTAAAATCAACAGCATTAATATTGCTTATAGCTTTTTCATACGTAGATTGAGCAACTTTGATACCTCTCTCAACATTAGTCTCATCATTAAATCTTCTTGATTTGTTAATGCCTGCGCCTCTAATTACAGCTTTATAGTCTTGACCTTCGAATGCATTTTCTCCTTCTCTACCAAAGGATGTGTAAGCACCTGCGATAAAGTCTTCGACAGTTTTTAAATTACCTGATACATCTCTAAATGAAAGTTCTGGTGACGTATCCCCTGTCATATAAGTAATTATAACGCCTGTCGGTGTTCTGCTTATTTTTTGTATACCATCATTTGCTCCTGCTAAATTTGTCTCCGCAGATACTATTTCGTTTTCGTCTCCATAGTACAAATCAGCAAGTAAATTAGCTAATGACTTTGCTCTTCCCTCCTTGGTTTTTTTATCGGTCCAATATTTTTGTTCAGCAATAGATGGTTTTGCTATCATCTGTCGTGTTTCAACAGTTCCCTCTTCCTTAAGCATCATACGAGCCTGAGTCTTTAACGCTCTCTCTGCATTTGCTTCCTGCTCTTCAGTCAATTCGTATACAACTCTACCGTTCTCTGTCTTCGCAAAAAGAATATTCTGCTTTCTATTTCCGTTCTCATCCAATAAATCGTCAGGGTTATATGTAGTGCTATATAACTCACCGTCCATAGTGAATTTATTAAAATCCAAAAGTACAGAAGCACCATTGTAAGTACCACCCTGTAATTGGCTCTTTGCCCACTTGTCGCTTGCCTCTTCAAATAAACTAATAGACTTAAGGTCATCAACACTAACGCCTAACTCCTCAGCCTTCTTAGCTATCTGCTCATCCGTTAGACCATCTAATCCACCTGCCTTTCGTACATACGTTGATATCTTTTCAATAGTACCTGCTTTATATCCTGTACCCATAGATGTAATAGCCTCTCTAACATCAGGCTTTAAGTTCTTAGTCCAATCTTCAGCAGCACCTACAACGTCAAAGTTTGTTACTGTTGTTCTAATTCTGTTTCTTAAGTTTGATACAGACATTAAGTTTGCAGGATTTGAATCCGGTATAAGTGGTCCGTCTGGATTATTAGGATCCTTAATCATCTTTGCAGCAGCTACGTTTCCTGTTGCTGAGTCAATCACAAGTCTTGCTCCCTTGAAGTTTGAGAATCCCTCAACGTTTTCCATCATCTCAAGAGTAACCTTAGATAGACGCTCTCCATAAGGAATATTATCGTTATTCAAAGCCATCTTCTTAGAGAACTCCTCATTGTACTCTTGGTATAGGCTAAAACCTATATCGGTTCCGTCAACTAAGTTTTGTCTCATAAGTGTATACTGAGAAGGCTTAAGTTGACCTGACTTGAGTAGTGTCTCTTGCATCAGCATCTGTTGCTGAAGGTCATCAGCGAATGCTAATGCAACCTTGTTGAGTTCACCATCCTCACCCACAGGTACATTGGCTACTACCTTCTGATACTCTCTTGTAGCATCATCTATGGCTGCTTTCTTTTCTTCACGAACCCTAGCCTCTTCTTTCAACATATTGCTGAAGTTGCTTCCAACCTCTGCCCAGTTGATTTGATTCTCAGCCTCTCTTTCTACGTACTTATATGCTGTTGCCATTATTTATTTTATTAATACCCGAATGGGTTTACGTAACCAAATGGGTTAGTTAAAGCCCCCACGCCTGATAAATTTGTACCTGGTAGTGTTGTTAGTCGTCTAGTAGTTCCAGGACCAATACCACTTACTCCTATCTGCCCTGGATTGATACCAGTCATTGGACTTGTATTTAAAAATGGATTAGTCAATCCGCCTACTCCTGATAAAGAATTGTATAATGGAGATATAGCTTGCACTGGTGTGCTAACTTGTGGCGATGTTGCCGCTGCTGTACCTGCCGGGTTAGGAAGCATAGTTCCTTGCATATAACCCTTATATATATCCGTATATACTGGATTGTTTTGTAATCCGAGTAATGCAGGTTTACCTGCATCTCGCTTGAATCTTCTGAATTCACCTCTTTTCATCGCCTCAAAAGGAATATCTGAAAGACTTCTTTCTGCTCCTGCATAGTTTACAGTCTTATCTCCGAAAGCACCTTGTCTAGCTGCTTCTCCAAACGCTGCCTGCTGTGCTGCTAAATCTTGTTGATATAGAGGAATCATATTTATACCCTGACCTACTACATTAACAACACCTTTAATACCTTGAGCCTTAGCTGTTTGCATCGCTTCTTGTGCCTGTGCTGCCTTTAACTGCTCACCTGCTACCTCTTCTAAGTCTAATCCTACACCCAAGTCTCTAAGCCTTGACTCTTCCTCAAGTATTGCCGCCTCGATGTTTGTCATCTCGTCAGCCATTGCACCTCTTATCTTTGCTTGTCCTGCCTGTTGTCCTGCGTAAATTCTTCCTGCTGTTGCTGCTGCTCCTCTTTCACTCTCAACTCCTGCCTGTGTAGCCATAGCACCTTGAACCAACATAGCTTCTCTTTCCAAGTCGTATGCTTCCTTCTTGATTGCCATTTGCTCGGCATAGTTAATCTCAAGCTTCCCTCGTGCCTCAGCCATTGCCTTGTCAGCGTCCATCTCTGCTTGCTCCATTAGCTTTTTCTGCTTTGCCGCCTGAGTAAAAGATATTCCAGTAGATATAGCCTTTGAAGCTAAACCTCCTATAGATGCTATTGTCCCTATCATATATTATTTATTATTGATGTAACGTCACTTAACAACAAAGATAGTAAATTTAAGGAAAAGATTTCATTACTTCGCTCTCTGCGGCAAATAATTCTACCTTCTCAGTATTGTTGTTTGTCAATGTGAATACGCCATAGTGTCCAAGTATACCGTGAGACTCTGATACAGCGTTCTTTATATACAGCATATACTCCGTCTGAGTAGGTGCAGGCTGCGCCCCTGTTATGGTATTGTCTACAACTATGTTGTTTATTCCTGCAGGCAAGTTCTGATTGACCTCTGTTACCTGACCTAATAATAATGGATTAGGATTGCCAAAGTAAACCATATCACCAACGCTAATTATATTCCCTATGTACAGGGTAGTTGGAAAGTCTACAGTAGTTACACCACCCACGACACCTATAGCTGAACTTGTACCTAAACCATTCAATGACCTAAGGGCATACTCATCTACGCCTGCAGGTACATCTCCTGAGTTTCTAACAAACGCAAAGAAAGCACCCTCCTTCTTTTCAAACCAAGTTGAATCAACGAACCCTGAGTCCTGCTGATCGCTAGTCAAAGTAGCTGACCAAGCGTCATCACCCTCTAAGTTAATGGTCTTAAATAGCTTATTCTCAAGTGGTTGAGCGTTAAACACAGACTGCAAAACTGAAGGGTAGTCATCGCCATAGAAGTTATTTCTTACATCATTGGTATTGTGCCTGTAAAGATTTCCTGACTTGAAGGTATAGAAGTAGTTGTTCATACCAATCATAAAATCTGGCACGTAAGAATAGAATGAAGGGAATCCCTTAACTCCCGAATCATATGTTAGTGTGTATTCTGTATTTGTATCTACTTGGCTCATATATTATTTTATTTATGGATTTCTCAAATCCCATATCAAGTACAGGTAGTCACCATCGTTACCCGGAGGCATAGTGAATGTTGCCTTGATATAGTCTGGCTGACCCGACAGGTTAGGTGTTATTCCAGTCGATGCTGCAATCAAATCACTAACCGAACTTGCAGTATTCGGGATAGTTTGTTGCTGTTCTCAAGTATCTAAATGAATTGTTTGCATTGTCAAAATTAGCAGTGTCTGACTGAAACTTATTAAATGCCAATACTACATTAGAACCATCCGGAGGAACAGAGCCTTGACCCTGAATACCAGTTAACGAATTGTATCTAGTAACTACAGGGTCTGTTGTTCCTGCAGCAAACTGAATAGGACTTGATGTAAGCGGTGAAATAAAAGTTCCGTCCTGATATCTATACTCGCTATGGAATGTAAGAGTTGCGTCATCTGCACTTGTGGCAATAACTTCAATTACAGTTATCTCCTTAGCATCAGGACACTCAACATCCAATGTAATTTCAACTATATCAGTTGGTGTTATTGTAACGCTTACCTCTGTGGCGTTTATAACATTTTTATTTATTGTCTGCGAACCACTTGTAGTTTGATTGGTAAGGCTTGTAGTTACACCATTGTAAGTTATGTCCACATCAAACGTACCTGTTATCTTACCTACAGTCCAATTTACATCAACATCACCAACTCCACTTCCCATCTCGAAGCACTCATCAAATATCTCTGTAGAAGTTATTGTAAGTTCTTTAGATATACCACAGTTTATGCAAGCCTTTGGCATTGGTACTAAGTCTTGGTTTGATGATAGTACATACTCGTTCATATAAGGATCGAACCCACCTAACTTCTGTGTTTCAAATTGTACTAAGAACAAGTCTCTAAACCAAGTACGCATACCCAGAGTGGATATCACTTCTAGTCTATCTGAACTGTATAGATGCGCCACTTAGCTTTAATACCACACCCCTCTTTGCGTCTGTGAAGTATCTATCGTCACCATAAGACGAGAAGCTTTCAGGGTTATGGCTTATACCAAACTCTTCAACTCTTGCTATCTGATTTCCTAAAACTTCAGGTACTGACAGCAATAGGTTACCTGCACCGGCATCTGATAGTATATTCGCACCTGTGAGTACGTATGATATCTTATCCTCTTGTAGTGTAAGTACATCCTTCTCTCTTCCGTGTAGTATCTGTATAGGACCAAAGGACTCCTCTAACGGCTTAAAATTCAATAGACCTCCATTGAACTCATTTAGTTTGTTTACGTTCGACTCATCGCTGTATACACCACTATAGGTAATGTCAGCGAATCTTCTAACTTCTCTGTAGTCTTGAGCCTGTGTAGACGTAACTCTATTCCCTAGGTTGAAGTCCTTGCCTAATATGCTATCTCTAATCTTATAGCTTTCAACACCGTTACCAAAGGAGTAACAGTTAAAGAACCCTGTATCACAAATCGCAGGCTGTCCTGTTGATAGTATCTGATTCTGTATATCTCCTAGGTGTGTACCTGAAGGTATTGGTGTAGAAGTAAGAGTTACATTTGCAGGATTCGTTGGTGGTGTAGCTGCACTTCTTACCACACTACTACAAACAGCAACAAATGTTATTGGAGAACCACTAGGAGCAGGGTTACTAGGAACCGTTATCTGCTGTGGCAAACCGTTTATATCTGTATAGTCATAGACCAAGTCGTTAGGATCTTGGTTTAGTACTGACACATTACATATATCGTCAGAAGTAACCAATCCAAATGTCTTAGAACTTTCATACCAAATGTCCGGTGCTGCATCAAGAGGTTCACTCTCAAATACAATTATATTATCTGCTCTAACTATAGGCATACAGTATGTTATTGTAGACCTTTTCTTTTTATTTTCACCACAAGCAGGAATTCCTGTAATCAAAAGCTGTAGTTGATTTGTAGAAGTGTTTCTGTAAAATCCAACATATATCTGAACTCCTGCAGGGTCTACAGGTATTGTTGTAGGAGTAGTATTTCCTACATAATTAAAACTGAAGTCAGGACCTCCACCTCCTATATCGTTATCACCTTGGCTTAATACATTTATTACATTATCTCCCTCAAACCAAGTCTGAAGGTTTGTATAGTTTGTAGACGATGTTAAGTCTTTTGAAAGTGTGTATATTCTTTTATCACAAGGAACTAAAGTAGTACCCTTTCTTTCAATCGTTAGGTCAATACTTATTCTTGAACCTGAAGGAACAGTATAATCGGTATAGCTAGAACCTGGTATCGCAGGGTCTGCTCCATATAAGTTTGCGTTGTAATCAAGTATTGGAATATTACCTTGAGTTTTTTCAACTATTGTTTTACAAGGACCAGGTATAAATGAATCAACAGGTTGGTCAACAGAAAAAGAACTTGCTTTCATTTTCATATACACACCCGATGGTATAGGTAAATTTACATTGGGATCGAGAGGAGATGGTACTGCTATAAAGTCTGAACTCTTAGATGCCTTCTCTAATACAGTAGCGTAGTCACAATTTGAAGAAGGACCACTTGTATCTCTTTTAACTATAAGTCTTTGACCGTTAGTTACCTTCTGTGAGTTCTCTCCCTCCAACAAGAAGTAAGTATTTTGGTCTGAAGGGTCAGTAAAGAATATATTACTATATATTGTTTCGTAAGACTCTCTGTCAGGCTTGATTGCATACTTATAGTTCTTTGCCCACTTAGGAGCAACCTGAGTAGTTGGTATATTTACAAGTATACTATTTGCTGTATCTGATGCAGCACAGGAAAAGTGTACAGTATTGTACTGACTAACCAAAGCTGTTGTAGCCCTGTTAAACTCATCCATATATATAATACCTATCTCATATCCTCGATTACTATGAAGGCTTTGACCTGAACCTATCTTGCTGTAATCAGCAGAACCCACTTCTATATCAAAGTATTCTGTAACAATTACAGTAGGAGTATTTACATCGTCTGCGTATTGAACCGCAGGGAATCTAAATGTAACCTCATCGGAACCAACTGTAGACTCTAGTATAATTGCCTGCTCTATTGCAGTTATACCACTCTGATAAATAAAGTATGTATTATCTAAGTCATCCTTGAACAACTGATTGAATAAATCTGTCATTGTCGTCCCCTGGTCTCTAGTAGCTATAGGCTCAATATTACCCCCAGGTAATGAAGTACCCACCTGAGCAGTAGTAATTGCACTCTGCGCCCAGTCATAAACACTAGCGTAATCTTCAACAAGGTTGAATGTATATTGAAGAGTAAATCCATCATTGGTTTCAGTTGGAGTAGCAGACCCAGAAAAACTATTATGATTAAACTCTACAATAATTGTTATTGATGAACCCTCAACTAAATTAAATCCTGAGAAGTCATACTGTGCTGCTGAACCTGCTATAGTTTGCGCACCACCTATAAGGTAGTCGGTAGACACATTTGTTGAAGCCACAGAGTCTATCTCAAATGACTCCTCTAATCCACTAGCAACAAAATCAAACCTAACAGGACTATTGTTCTTGTCAATCAAGTCATACCCCTCTACATAGTTTCCGTACATAAGCCTGTTGCCTATTGTAGTCTGAGCCTTTGATAGTAATGGAACGTTGTCATACAACCTAAGTATCTCAGCTTCAGGTAGTATAGTAAATATCTTACTGTTTGTAAATGTATATGTTACGTCTTGATAGTCTGCGTATCCCTGCTTAGTCTTGTTAAGCTTCTCAATTATTTTTATTACAGGGCTGTTAGCCTCTTTAAATAATAAGTCAATACCAACAACCAATGGTCCACCCGTGTTGAATGTAACCAACGCTGTATCGTATATGTTCTCTACACCTTCGTTCAAGTAGCTTTCAGGTGAATATAAAAAAGCATCAGGCGTAAATGCAGGGTCAGTAAACTGTGATGTAGCTGAGTACTGCTCGTCCTCGTATCGGTATCTATAACCAAAACAAATAAACCTCTCGTCTAAGAACGTCTCCTCGGTGCTTGTCTTTTGCATCTCAAGTCCCGGTGCAGCCAATGGTGGTTGCTTAATTACAAGGATGTCCTTATAATCAAAACCATCAATACCACTAACGTTAGGGTTAGGGTAATTCTTTTTTACGTTAATTCTTCTCGGTGGGTTGTAGTCATCTGTAAAGAACAACAAGTCCTCAACCTTGTTTACGCCTGTAAATAAGTACTGCTCGTTGAAGTTTAGTGTGGTATTTACACCACCTCCATCATCCTTACTAATAACGTGATACGTTACTGTACTGCTGTTGGTGTTAAAAGAAACTATAAGGTCTAACTTCCCAGTGTTACTGTCAATAAAGTTTGGGTCGTGAATCATCCAATAGATAGTCTCTAACGCCCCATCTTCAAATGCACCTATACACTTTGCGTCAGGAGATATCTTTGTACCGTCCACTCCTATAGCAGTTAGAACCTCATTACCCTTTGAGTTTTCAATAACACCTATATCTGCTCCCTCGGTAGAACCCATACGAACATTCAATGCGTCAACGTACTGACCATCAGGGATCAGTCGTTCATCGACCATCTTGTTCATCTTACCTTGGGTAAAATTCCTTGTTAAATTTGCCATACTACTTCAACCACTTATCTCTACCCCTTAAGTTCTGTAATAATCTTCCGGGATGTATGTTACTAATTCTGATTTTTGCATTTCTAAGAAGTGCTGCCTTGCGCTTTCTTGCTCTCGCTATGATATACTCCTGTACACCAAGCTTTGAATTTAGTATTGCAAACTCGATGTATGCGTAAACAAACTCTTCAAACATTTTGTTTACAGTAACTAAGCTATCATCTCCATTCTCCATTCCGTCTGATACGTACTCAAGAACACATAACTCACCTGCCATACCTGAACTGAAGTTTATAACTCCTCCCTTTGGATTAATCTTAAACGTAGGGTTAGCATTCGCTGTCTCCGTATTTAAACCATATCTCGCTCCTATACCATACTCAAAGTACCAAGCACCATCTATACACCACCCTGCTCTACCGTAGTACTCAGAGTTTTGGTTTAGGTATATGGTCTGCTTCTGTCCTTTTATTCTTTCGAAATCAAGCTGTGAGAACTCAGGCTTAAGTGCATTACCATCCTCATCAAATAGTATTCTGCAATCATTGTCCTGTAGGTATGCCGAAGACCAATTCGTCTGTATGTTCTCCGTAAGCGGCATAAGCAAGCCATCTCTATATATGGATATCCTTACCCAGTTAACGTAGTCAGAAGGTAGAACGTATCTTAAGCGTGTCACACACACTAAGTTCCAATATCTTTATTTCCTTGAATGCATCGTAGTTCAACTCCTGAATCGCTCTCTTTGCGTGGAATAAAACTTTATACCTCTCCTCGTTGTTTACAAGACTGTGGTTTCCTGTATACATAAGCATATAGTTGTTCACTATATCCTCAAGAGAAACATACTGGTATGAACCCCAATTCTTATCTTCAGGCTGTAAGCCTCCGTTTTCGTAGTATTGATATTGTGTTATATAACTCATAATTATTTCTCTTCTTGTGTATTAACTTGATCCTGTGCCTGTCCGAACTGAACTGCTGCAACCTCTCTTATTGACATACCTGCATACTGAAGTATCTTTGATATCAAGTTTACCTCGTCATCGTTAGGTAACTCAAAGTCCTGATAGTCAGGTTGAGATGGATCGAATACAGGCTCTCCATTGGTAAGTGTTACAAACGTCCACTTAGGAACAAACGGGAATCTAATATACTGAGATATTAATTGACCGATACCAACTACTGTATTTGGATGTGCCTGTGCCACCAACGCCTCCATTGTGTATGCAGGGTATGTAAGGTTAGGCTTTGTAAGTATAGAGTTGTTTAGCATAGTTATCTTACTATTAGAAACCTTCTCTGCTTCCTTAATGTTATCTCCTTTGTATACGTAGTAGTCTAACGGCTGAACTGTAATGGTATTGGTATTAACAACCAACTCAGTTGCAGTTACACTAAGAACATTAAAGTTCTTTGTTATACCACCTATAACAATACCAACAACATCACCAACGTTTACACCAAGTGCAACAAAGTCTTTAGTGGAATCAACTATGGTATTCGTACCACTTAAACCATCTGTAGTTCCGTTTGTTATTTTTTCGTTGTGAATTAGTATCTTGTTTATTAAGTAGTAATCATTCGATGTAGTAGTCAATGAAGGTAGAAGTACTCATTCCCTGCTGAGTTTAACAACGGAAGTGTTACAGAGAAAGTATCAATAACCTCCTCTAATCCCTTTGTAATATCAGCATACCCAGTACCTGAACTACGTCCATTCTCTTTATTGATCTGATAATTGTAAGAATAAAAATAATCTTCAAACAAATCTAACTGAGCCTGCTTGGCAAATAAGTTAAAATCTGATGGGGATATATACCCGTAATTATTCTTATTCAGAATTGACATCACTGTTTGCCTAACTGAATTTATCATCTGTAATCCTTTTCTACAAAGATAATGAAAAAAAAAGACCCCTTCATTTCTGAAGAGGTCCCCTAATTAAACTATATGTTACTTAATCTAGCAATGTTTCTAAATGTTTCAAGGCATCAAGACCGTCATCACTCTTTAGGTAAGAAGCGACTAAGTCAATTGCCTCAGCACCAAATGGTACATTCAACATCTTTGTCTTATTACTTGGTGTGTTATACCAAACTTCCTTTCCACTTTTTCTTAGCTTTAGTATTTCTTGGTCAAATAGTCTTTGAACAATTCCTAAGTGCTTTAACTCAGGGTCATTTACAACTTCCAAGAAGTCAGAAGGATTGTTACGAGCAAATACTAAAACATCTCTCTTCAACTCCGCAGTTGAGACTCTTGATGTATCAGTACCAAATAAAACTCTACATACGTTCTCTAACTGCTCTAGTGAAAGACTCTTAGCCTCAACCATTGCATCTGCCTCTATCATTAAGTCTTGAACCTGTTCCTCAGCATCTTTAGCTTGGTCTACTTCAACAAACTTAGTACCATTCAATGGATGGTAGCTAAGAAACTCTTGAAGGATAGGGTTCTCCTTTGGTACGTGTAGGAATCCATCTTCAAAAACAACAGGCTCTAGTATAGCGTTGTTGTCTTGTTCATCTACAAAGCAAGACTTTTGGTTTCTCGCATAGCGAAGTTCTCTATTGACTCCTGTCTTGTCATCAAAGTGTAGTAAGGAAAATCTTTTTGAATGTCTTACGGGTAGCATAAAAGAAAGTGGTGCTACTCCTGCTGTTAGTTTATAACTTCTAGCTACAAACTTGTTTTGTGTTTTACTTTTCATTGTATTAAAATTTAATTAGAATTTAAAAAAAAGGAGGAGTGCATTGCACACCCCTCCAGTATTAGTCATCCTATGCTTCGAATAGGAAGAAGTTGTTTGCACCTAAAGTACATACTGCTCTTTCAGATAGGAAGTGAACCTCCATAGCATCTAAGCTTGAAGTCTCTGCTCCACCTGCTGAACCTGTAATCCAAGACTTGTATCGTCTGTCTTCAGTTTCAGAAGCACGGTAACGTACGTGCAAGAATGGTCGCTTAGCGTTTTTACCAAGAATTTGGTCGTACACTGAAGTCGATCCTGCAGGAACTAAAAGTCCGCTTACCTTACCTGATGCTAAACCACCACGCATTGTTGGATCGTTCAAGTATTTCCAATCAGACTTGTAGAAGTCATATCCTCTACGGAATCCTGTGAATCCTAAGTTCAAAGCCATATCTTTCTCATTGTCAAAAAGACCGTAAGAAGTACCATCAGTACCATAAGAATTCTGAGCAGCTAACATATCATCAATGTCGAAAGAGAAATCTCGGTCAACAAATACTACGTTCTCCTCAATTGCTCCTTGCTTATCAAGTCGTGAAATAACTGTGTCCCACTCAACTAAAGTAGTTGGGTTAGCACCTGCCCAAACGTTTCCTCGGTTACCAACAGTGTAGAAGATACCTTCTGAACCTTTGTTACCAACGTCACCAGTTGTTTGTGCTGCACCTGAGTTTGCTTCAGCAGGAACTGCTTCAATCATTGCTGTTTCCAAGTAGTCATCAAAACGAAGACGAGTCTCGTGTTCAGACTTCAAATACCAAAGGTATCCGTTTGCTCCATTTTCAGTAGTTACTTCAACCCATCCGATTTGAGCCATATCAGAACCTGATACTGCATACTTATCTTTGATGATGATTGGAGAATTCTCGAAGATGAAATCATCAGACTCCAAAGAGTTTTCCATTCCTGCTGTTCCTTTTCTGAATTCAGAACCGTAAACAAAAAGATCAAAGCTAGTTCCTGCAGGCATACCTGTCACTGAATAAAATGCTAGGTCTGCAGTAGGAGCAGCAGCGTTATAATCAACAGCAGTGATAATTGCTTTTGCATTTCCTGTTGCAGAAGAAATCATAACAGTTTGTCCAACTCGCAAAGCGATACTGTTGTTTGCAGTGAACGCAGGGTTACCCTGTGCTACTGGTATAGCAAACGTAGCAGTGTCATCTCCTGCACCCGCTGTTGTTGTACATCCTGTGTATTTAGTATGTAAACGTCCTTGTTCTGCCCATTTGATAAGGTCAGAGTTAGATGGCATCTCTGCACCAACCATTCGCAAGAATGATGAGATTGTTCGGTTACCGTAACGCTCGAATTCTTTCTCGTAAGTATCAGGAAGATACTGGTTCAAGAAATCGAAGTTAGTAATGTAATTAGACTTCATTGGCACACGTTGTGCGCTAGGTTGTAAGTCAAAACCTGGTGTACTTTGTACTGACATTTTTTTTTGTTTTTAAAAATTATTTTTTTCTACTTCTTATCTTTAAGCCACGACCTGAGTCATTACTCAAAGATTTAATTTGAACGCCTGATTTTGTACTTGATACCTCTGGAGCATTACGAGTAGTCATATTAATATTTTTTAACTTCTTCATTTGCTCATCGGCAGCAGACGATTTACCTTGCTCATAAAAGAACTTGGCAAACTTCTCAGGGTTCATCGCCATTGCTAGTGACCTGTGGTAACCTTCAGCATCCTTCATCATCCCATCTTCATCCAAGAATTTTGAAACAAAATTGTTGGGGTCCAATTGACTCTTCTTGATTTCTTCAGCATCACCCGGTGAAAATACGATTTTATTGTCGTCAATATTGAACTCAAAACCTTTGAACTCATTGAATACATTATTCGTCTTTTCCATAAACACCTCACTCTTACGAGCGTTTTGTTCTTGAATGGTCTTAGCGTTAGCTATATACTGCTTATATTCCTCGTCTTCTTTTAATTCATCTTCAGAAACTGAATCCCTTCTCGACTCAAGAGGGACTTTGTATTTTTCCTGTTGCTGAACAAAATAGTCCTTGGCTTTTGCAATAGTCTTTTTCTTTGCTAGTTTAATCTTTCTGATATCTTTTTCGTCATCAAGGTCTTCATCGTATGAATAATCCTCCATCAAGTCCTCGATGTCTTCGGCATCTAAGCCTTTCTCAGTAGCAGTAAGATATTCTCTTAGCAGTTTATCAGTGTCCATTTCATCGTAATTCTTTTGCAACTTTGCAAAGTCATCGAATCCACGACCTGTTTCTTTTTTGTACTGTAGATACTTAGAGACATCCTCAGGTAGAGGTTCTTGCTCTTCCCTTACTTGATTCAATTCATCAAGCGATGTAATCTCTCTTCCGTATCTATTACCAATAAATTTAAGAACGTCTTCCTCACTTAACTCTGGGGACAGAGCATCAACAGATTCCTCTTGCTGATTTATTTCTATGTTATCAGATAAATCCACAGTCTCTTTAGACTCTGTATCCTCTGAAGTTGTTCCTTCAAATTCTTCTTTGTGCTTGTCAAGTAGTTCTTGCTCAACCTGTTGAACTGACTTTTCCTCAACGCCACTTACTTCTTTTACCTTGAATTCCATATGTATTTAATTTAATTTTTACAAAGTTAAACAAAAAATATTACTGTTTTCGACCACTATCTAGGGTTGAACTCAGCTAAATCAAAGCCATCCAAGCTATCTTCATTTGATTCAAATGATATAGGTGGTAGGTTGTTCTTACGCTGAGTAATCATTTTAGACTGCTCAGTGTTAGCTTGACTTATTCTATTTGACTTTGCTTTTTCTCTTTGGTCTTCTCTGCTCTGTAATGCCTGAGCATCCATCGCTCTCAACTGAATATTTAAGTCAAACTCCTGTTGCATCAACCTAGACTTCAAGTCTGCCTCAGCCTTCATCTTCTCAATCTCGAACGCTATGTCAGCCTGCTTAAACTGCATCTTAGCCTGCGTCTCCATCTGAAGCTTCTGCTGTGCAACCTGTGCCGCCATCTGCTGAGACTGAATCTGTTGTTGAGATTGCATTGCCTGTTGTTGCATAGCCATCTTCTCTTCTCTGTCCTGCTTAGAAACTCTCTTAAGCTTTAGCAATTGGTTAGCAAGCTTCATATTCTTTAACTCTCGAATATCAATTGCATCCTCAAGGTTTATATCACCCTTAGATAAAGCCATCTGAATATTTTGCTCAAGCATTTGTCTCTGCTCCTCATCTGGTGACAACTCTATAAATATACCAAAGTCATATATG